AGCTTTATCTACTATGCAACAACTGAATATATGTAAGTATTGCAATAAATCCTTTGCTAAACTCGCGACTTTGAACACACACGTCTGCGTTAAGAAACAGCGTCAACTCGATATAAACACAGCAGGATCACGATTTGGGCTTCGAGCATTTCAAAAGTTCTATGAACTAACAATGCAATCCAAGAAGCCTAAATCAATTGATGAGTTTATTAACAGCCCATATTACATTGACTTTGCTAAATTCGGAAATCATTTAGCAGCACTGAAACCATTATATATTGACAAATACATAGAATTTGTTATTATGAACGGTGTAAAGTTAAAAGACTGGACAAAAGACTTTGTCTATGACACATATATCATTGATGTAATAAAGAAAGAACCGTCAGACAGTGCCACTGATCGTTCAATTACAGAAATAGTAGAATGGTGCGATAAAAATCATATTCCTTTTAAAGACTTCTTCTTTAGTATATCTACAAATGAAGGAGCATATCTTATTAGGACGGGTAGAATAAGTCCGTGGGTATTATATCTATCTCCGAGCGGTGAACAATTAATGAGTCGATTTAATGAAGAACATGGCAAGATGATTGCCGGCATCATCGATGCAGCATATTGGATGAAAATATTTAAGAAGTCTGAAGATGATGTGGAATATATTAGAACGCTATTGGAGCAATCAGGGTTATGAGAGAAATCCAATTATATAAATGGAACATAACAAAGCTTCAGTTTTTAGAATGGGTGTCGGAAACTAATGCTGATGTCTACAGAGTAACATATGACGATGTGCATCCTATAGATAGACATATTGAATACGGTTTTGCTAATGATGAAGATTTCTTAGCATTCAAATTAAAATTTACAGAATATAAACCCGAAATGGTGGGATATAAAGGTAAGACGACTCTCGATACATCACTTGTCTACTGCCCTTACATTCCTTTGTTAAAATGAAAAAAGTAACAACAGACGTAGACGTAGACGTATTTGGTAGAGAAGATATCTTAAAAGGTATCGAATGCATCTATGGTCGCATTGATAGGGCCGATGATAAGTTTGAAAAGCATCCAACAGGTGTTTACTTCCAAAATATTCCACGCGATCCTATCACAAATATGTCTACAGTTGATCATCGAATTGCAAGTGATTATGGATACTTTAAGATTGACTTTCTAAACGTCAATATGTATGAAAATGTTCGCAGTGAAGAACATCTACTTGAACTGCTAAACAAAGAACCACCATGGGATTTCTTCGAGTTCGAGGAAATTACTGATAAATTATTCCATCTTAAGGGATATGGTTATCTATTACAAAAGTATAAACCACAATCAGTTGAAGATTTAGCAATGATACTTGCTATTATTCGTCCATCAAAGGCTCATCTACAACAAAGTAGTTGGGAAGATATTAGAAAAGATGTGTGGGTAAAACATGCTGGTGACACTAGTTATCAGTTCAAAAGAGCGCACGGAATTGCCTATTCTCTGGCTATTATTGTAAATCTAAATCTGATGATAGAGAAAATGTCTAAGGACTAATCAGCTCTTCGAATTAGTTGTATTTGGCGCTTCTTGATGCGCTTTTTCATTATGTTGTTTAGACTGGTTAATGAACCAAACATAATGTCGATGTCTTTGTTTACGACAGTTTTCATACAATATCTAAACGGTAGCATTTGACCTTGTAAGAATATGTTGATAGGTAATAGTCTATTACTTTCCCACCACCATATCTCGCCTAGTTCAAGAAATAATATTTTCTCTTCGGGCGAACGTAAGGCTTCATAATCGTAGAAGCTTATAATTTTGTCATCAGAATTTTGAATGATGCCGATATATTCGTGCACCTGGCATCGTAGTCCGGTTAGGAATGGGAATTTTTCTTTAACTTCTTCAAGATTTATCATACGAGTTATTTATATGTTTTAGAAAGGGGTGAAACTTTTTTTGATGTTCTTCTTGATAAATATACAAAATGACTAACTATCTCGACATTATCTGGGAACTCTCGTTAAAGAATCAACCAGCAATTGATTACATTACTCTATGTGGTTCGGCAGTCTCGCGAGAGTTGGTAGATGGCTATATCGAAAAACATCATATTTTACCTAAATGTATCTGTAACGATAATACTCAGAAATTAGATAAAAGTAATCTAGTTGTATTGACAGCCAGAGAACATTTTTTAGCACATCAACTACTTTCTCAAATGTTTATTGGCCAGACAAAGAGAAAGATGTTATACGCATTATCAGGACTATGTTTTAGAAAAAATGGTGAACAAATATTCAATGCGGATGAATATGCGATCATTAAAGAAGCATCAAGAATAGCAAAACGCGGTATTCCATTAACTGAAGAGCATAAACAAAAAATAAAAGACTCGTTTGCTATTTTTAATCCTAATATCGGTAGAAAGATATCCGATGAAACAAGGCTCAGACAGAGCAATGCCAAGATGGGAAAACCACATTTACATTCTGATGAAACTCGTGTTAAATTAAGTCTTTCTAAATTACAAAAGCCGGATGTGGTTTGCCCTCATTGTTCTAAGATTGGCCGCCCCGGCGGCATGGAACGATGGCATTTTAACAATTGTAAATCGGTAAATAAATAATGGATATAACTTTTCACAAGGTATTTTTATATGATCACGTTAGACAATTACTCGCAGTCGATGATATCTTCTGCCCTCTTCGGGATAATGGGCCTATGAACAAAAATCCAATCTTAGCACATAAAGGAATTGATAATCGCATCATATTCAGGGCACTAGGCCCTGATAGAGTTCCGGTAGATATTTCGTGTAATCAACAGGTATATGCTAGAATTATTAATGTAATGAATAATACAGTAGTATTAGAAAAGCTATGTAATATTGGTCCAGCAAAGGGATTAATCACATTAGAACTTGATAGTGGTGATATTGTAGATATTTCTCCGGGATTATATCAGATGGTTCTTATTAGAACAGAAGAATTTGTATCTAATGTTCCGGGATATTATATCGAGAAACCATTGTATAGCGATATGAATGATAATATTTCTATGGAGATAGAAATTACAGAACAAGCATTCAAAGCACCGTTGCCTAGTATTACATTACTTCCGAAAGATTGGACACCGGATATTCTATCTCCAGTAATGGGCGCACCACGTCCTTGTTTTTATACACAAAGAATACCGGGTGGTAGAATACTCAATCATAAAGAATCGGTCCAATCATTCTCAACCTATACGCAGAACTTCACAGGAATATTAGAAACCTGGGGAACACTGGAAGAAACTCCCGATGCGTATCTTAATGATCTAAGATGGTTTAAGATTTATCCATCATCGATGTCACAAGATATCGAATACAAAGGATACACAGGAACTCAAGCCTGGACATTCAGCGCAAACTTTATGTGGCTGAAATTTAGATATTTTCCCTCCACTGCTGTATTAGATCCCGGCAAGTTTTCAAAGTTGATTGTAAGAACATAAGATGAGATTATTTGAAATAAGGCAAAAATTAATTTCTTGCCCGTATACTAATTCTGTTATTCAAGTGCCATTGTACCACGGAACAACAGGCAAATTTGCCAAATTCAATAGAGTCCCGCACGGCGTATTCTTTACACCACATCGCAATCACACAAAAAATTATGGAGATGATGTAATAGTGTGTTATGTCAATATACCTAAATTACATATTTTGAACACAAGAAACAAAGATGACAGAATAATATTTGATGCACTATTTGACCGAGATTACGAAATTGTAGCGCAGGCCATTAAGAAATTAGAGAAGCAGGGATATTATGCAATGCAAACACAATCGGATTCCGAAATGATATGTGTTTTTGATAACGCAGAAATTTGTTCGGCAAACTCCGGCGAAGAAATGTAATTGACTTTCGTTTGAGTATCTGCTATAATAGTAGTATGATCGTTGATATAACCGACCGCAGAAAAATTTCTAAGAATCAGCATATACGCGAACAAAATTTCTTAAATAATGCTAAGAAATTACACGATGATAGATATGACTATTCTGATATGGTATACAAAAATGATAAGACAGATATAATCATAAAGTGTAATATACACGGTCCGTTTATCCAATCTCCTAATAATCACCTACGTGGCCAAGGATGTAGATTATGTGGAGAAAAATTAGCAGCAGAAAAAATAACCAAATCTGCCGAAACATATTTTCAAGAAGTAGCAGAAGTTCATAATAACAGGTATGACTATTCGAAATCCGAATATACACATGCTCGTAATAAAATTATAATAATTTGTCCAAAACATGGTGAATTTTTACAGAGTGCCTCTGCACATCTATCACAGGCAACAGGATGTCCGAAGTGTTCGAATTGGATATCTAGAATGGAAACAGAGTGGTTAGATTCGTTATCTATATCTGATGAATATAGACAGAAAATTTTATATATTAATAACAAAAGAATTAAGGTAGATGCGTTTGATCCAACCATTAACACCATATATGAATTTTGGGGAGATTACTGGCACGGAAATCCTGTAAAATATAAGGCAGATGGTGTTAATGTTAAAAATAAGAAAACCTTCGGGGAATTATTTGAAGAGACACAAAGGAAGAGACAATTGATTATAGGTGCCGGATATAATCTTGTTGAGAAATGGGAGACCGAATGATCTTCGATTTATTGAGAGATGCGATACTTGCTAATATCGGTCCATTAAAACAAGCCCCTAAAAACTGGGGTAAAAGAAATTGTCCTCTTTGCCATACACAGGGCCACGGGCACGATACAAGACATAGATTTGGAATACAATTTAATCCTGGAGTAAATTCGATTTTAATGAACTGCTTCAATTGTGGCTTTAGTGCCTCATATACTGAAGGTAAAGAACTATCTAAAGCATTCAAATTCTTCTTAAGTCAACTACATTTAGATCAAAAATTTATCGAACAGATAGAGTTTGAAATATTTAAACAGAAGAATCAAATCCAATCTATCAGAGAAGGTGACGAAGATAAGGTTGTAGATAAAGAAGCCAGGTTTAGAAACCTATTCTTAAAATGGCATCCCATGGAGTTGCCAGATGATTCATTTACTATCACAGAATGGTTGGAAAATGGATTAGATGATCCAGATTTCTTGCGCGTGGTTAATTACGCATTAGACCGTAAATTGTTCGGATTAAGTGATTTTTACTGGTCCCCCGTAACATCACACAACATGAATCAGCGACTGATTATTCCCTATCTCTATAAGGGTAAAAATGTAGGATTTACAGCTAGATTATGCTATGATGTACCCGACAAATCTATCCCAAAATACTATCAACAATGCCCACCGGACTTTGTCTATAACTTAGATCACCAACACCTCTGGCCACGTAAATACGCAATAGTTACAGAAGGCGTGCTCGATGGATATGTAATAGATGGAGTAAGTATATTGGGCGAAATAGGACAGGGAAAGGTTGACATTATAAATAGATTGCAGAAAGAAATTATTGTATGCCCTGACCGAGACAAGAAAGGTTGGGATCTAGTTAACGTAGCTATAGAAAATGAATGGTCAGTAGCTTTCCCGAAATGGGATATGGACATTAAAGATGCCGCAAAGGCATCGGAAAAGTATGGAAGATTGTTAACAACACATTCTATAATTTCTACAGCAGTATCTGGCGAACTTAACATACGAAATACTTGGAAAATACAGCAAAACGAAAGAAATCGTAACATCAAAGGTTCCTACTAAAGTATGATAAATACATAATGATATATTATATTTACGCATACCTAAGAAATAAAGATAGCACCTCCGGGAAGATCGGGACACCCTACTATATAGGTAAAGGTAGTGGTAACCGAGCATATGACGAACACGATTATACAACAACCCCGACAAATCGTGATTATATTGTTATTATGGAAGAACATTTATCTGAATTAGGCGCATTTGCTTTAGAGAGATTTTATATAAGATGGTATGGCAGAAAGGATCTAAACACTGGAATTTTAAATAATAGAACAGACGGGGGAGAGGGTGCTGCTGGAAGATTAGTAAATCAAGAGACAAGACAGAAATTATCAATAGCACAGACTACGTATTATAATTCTTTATCCCACGAAGAACAGATTGAGCGAAATTTAAAAACAAAAATACCAACAACATCAGGTTTAAGATGGGATGAAGATACTAAGAAAAAGATGAGTAACTCTCAATTAGGGAAAGTAGCCATTAATAACGGAGAGAAATATATAAAGGTGGATAAGCATTTATTGAACGATTATTTATTAGCAGGATGGCTTCTGGGTAAATTGAGAACAGGAAATATCTATATAAACCAAAACGGTGATATCAAGAAGATATCACCAGATGATTTATCGATATATGTCGCTGATGGATGGTTCCCGGGCCGCGGCCCTATGCCTCAAGAAAGAAAGGATAAGATAGGAATTTCTAACGCTGGCAAGAAGAAAAAGCAAAAGACCGAAGAAGAAAAAGATAGAATATCATCCAATATTTCGGCAAGATTAAAGAACGAGTGGGCAACAGGAAAACGTAAGGTCACTGGTATGACCGGAAAGCATCAATCAGAAGAGACAAAGAATAAGATATCTTTATCGGTATCTAAGAAACGCAAGGATAAAAAAGATGAGTAATGAAATAGACAGTGAGATACCTAACTACGATACCGAAATAGAAACATTGTTCATTCAATTTATGATGAGTAATCACGAATTATTTGTTAGATGTTCGGGAATTATAAAAGATATATTTTTCGATAATAAACAAAATAGAGATACAATGAGTATTATTATATCTCATTTTAGTCAATATTCGACATTACCTTCGATAGAACAAATTAAAGCAATAACTGGTAAAGATATTACATTAATTCCCGAAGTGGCATCTAAAGAAGATAAATGGTTCTTGAAAGAAATAGAACTTTTCTGTAAATATAAATCATTACGTGATGCAATTTTAGCATCACCGGGAAGATTAGATCAAGGTAGATATGGCGAAGTATTGGTCGATATTAAGGCAGCGGTAGAAATTGCACTAGTCAAGGATTTAGGATTAGATTATTATGCTGATCCTAAGGCAAGACTCGAAGCATTAAAGGAAAATAAGGGACAAGTATCCACGGGTTGGAAAACCGTTGATGATAAACTATTTGGCGGGCTGAATAGAGGTGAACTTACAATCTTTGCAGGACAATCTGGTGCAGGTAAGTCATTATTCTTGCAAAATCTTGCAGTAAATTGGGCTCAGGCTGGTTTAAATGTAGTTTATCTATCATTAGAGTTAAGTGAAAAGCTGTGTGCTATGAGAATTGATGCAATGCACACAAATTATGAAACTCGAGAAGTAATGCGTAACATTGATGATGTGCATATGAAAATTCGTGCATCACAACAGAAGAGCAAAGGTTCATTACGTATTAAACAAATGCCAAATGGTTGCACTACCAATGATATTCGTGCATTCATTAAGGAATACGAGATTCATGCCGGTAAGAAAGTAGATGCAATTCTTGTTGACTATTTAGATCTTATGTCTCCATTGAGCAAGAAGATTTCTGCAGAAAATTTGTTCGTTAAGGACAAGTATGTAACAGAAGAATTACGCAATTTAGCAGTTGAATTAGATATGGTAACAGTATCAGCTTCGCAATTAAATCGTGGTTCATATGAAGAGATTGAATTTGATCCGAGTCATATTGCTGGTGGTATTTCTAAAGTTAATACAGCAGATAATGTAATTGGTATTTTTACTAGTTCAGCAATGAAGGAAAGTGGTAGATATCAAATTCAGTTCATGAAAACACGTTCTAGTTCTGGTGTAGGATCTAAGGTCGACTTATCATTTAATAATAAGAGTTTAAGAATTGCAGATTTAGAAGAAGATGCCGACAATGCGATTACGGCATCATCGAAAAACATATATGAGCAACTAAAGAAAAAGAGTGTTGTAAGATCGGGAGAAAAACTTGATGCCAAGACAGGAGAAATTACTTCAACTGTAGGCATGGATACAAAAGTAAATCCTTTAGAAGGTGCAGCAGGTCTCCGAGCTTTTCTTAAGAAAAGATAAAAGCTGATAAATAGTTGAAAGTAATTTGGAGACTAAAATTGTCCATTAATCGCAGAAGCAGATCTATTCTAGAAGAAATTAGTTCATATGTACCTCAAAAAAGTAAGGAAGATCTAATTGAAGCCAGAGCACAGCATATAATAGTATCAGCTATAAATTTGCTCGAATCTATTGATGAATCATTCTCTCCAGAGGAAGCAGAAGCCCTGAAGAAACGATTTGTATCCAGCATACGTGGTTCTGACCCAAATCGTTTCACTCGAATGGTGCAGCGCATAAAGACGGGTGACAATGAGATTCAATGACTTTAAAGGAAAGACACACCTGCACGAAGCCGTGCCCGCGGTGATTCCACAGTCAAATAACCCTGTTGCACAGAATAAACAAGCATCGGCCCCTCCTAAAGCAGATAAACCTTTGGGTATTGGCGGCCCAGCCGCAGAAAAACCACAGGCAGATCATTCAACTCCCGGTCAAAGCCCCGCAGGTAAGTTAACGAAAGACTGGATACAATTTTTAAAGAATAATCAAATTGTTGCAGCGAAATCTGATCCTAATTCGGGCAAGCTTACATATAAAAGAAAAGCAAATACAAATGACTTGATTCATTTTTTGGAATCCAAAACAGATTTCGATGAAGAAACAATTTATAGTGCTATTCAATCTGCTCTTTCAGGAAGTCAACCAGAACCTGAACAACAGGAACCGCAACAACAGTTGCAACAGGAACCACAACAGGACCAATCTCAGGACAAAGACGATGTTACTGATGTTGATTACCGAGATGTTCCTCCGGATACCAAGGCATTACCAGGCCCACAGGCTGCACATGGCGGCAAGAAAGCTGGTGAAGTAAGTCAGACACCTGATGCAATAAGAAAAAGAAATGCAAGATCCGCCGGCGGCCAAGCATTTGGACAGATGCAGAAACAATTGAAGCGTAAAGGTACTCTTAAAGAGGAGTTTACTGATCAACCTGTGGATCTAAGTGAAAAGAATGTAGAAGATGTATTTTCTACACTTGCATCACAATCACAGGGCGCTGGAGATGAGCCACAACAAGGACAAGAGAAGCCACAACAAGCTAAACCACAGGCAAATAAGCAAGCAAACATCGAAAAGTTGAAGAAACTTATCAAGACCGGAATGTCACGTAGTCAAAGAAAGGCATTATGGAAAGCATTAAATGATGATGTTTTAGCCGAAGAATACATAGATAAGAATTACGTTAAGAAAGCATTCAAGTATGCTGCTAAACTGTCAAAAGAAAGTATTAGTATTGAAGATCTTCGTCAGGCATGGAAGGAAGCTGGTTATCCGAGTGATACACAAGAGATAGGTGATATATTAGAGAATTTCGGATTTGAAGAGAATGATGTAAATCGTGTATTCAATGAGATATTAGGTGGATACGATGTTGAAGGTGATGATAAACCCAGAGATGAACCACCGAGTCCTGCTATTATTAAGATAGCTGAATATGCTAAGAAGAATGGCCTTAAAGATGAATTAATTGCATTTTTACAACAGAATTATGGTGATGAATTGGAAGATGAACCAGAAGATGAACCAGAAGAAATTGCCGATGAGCCTAAAAAAGGAATGTTTGGCAGAATGAAAGATTTAGGTAAGAGCATATTCGGTAGAAAGGCAACCACCGAAGAAGTAAGGCAGATTTTTACTGCTATGCTTCAAGAAGAGAGAAGTATGAGGCATATTCTTATCAAAGAACAAGATAAACGAGATCTTGGTCGCCAGAGAAAATAATTATGAGATTAGATGAAATAGTAACATTAGGTGATGTATTGGATTCTAGTCAATATATTAAACTCCTTCATACTTTGAAGGCAGATGCCGGAAAAGATATCGATGTCACCCGCATAAAGAATCAAGTTATACATTCGTGGAAAAAAGGTATGAAGCATCGTAAACATTATGATGATCTTCTATCTAAAATTAATTTAAATCTTAACAACCTATTATAGATCAATATTTTCAACCAGATGATAAATAAGTTTATGAATGGGATGATCCCATCACAAATTAAGGAGTTATTAAAATGACACAAAAAGTACATGGCGCAGCTTACCCAGGTGTATGGGTTGAAAGAAAAGTTGCATTCGTAAAGATTACATTTGATGCAGATATTGCTAATATGGCAGCAGCTCACTTGAAGCTTCTTGGTACAACCCAAGTTTGTTCAGTAGGCACAGTCGGCGATTCTACATTCGGTGTTGTAGAAAGCGCAATGGTTCAGGCTCTTAAGATTCTTGAGACAAAGGCTACCGTTCTTGCAATCAGTGAATATAATGCAACAGCTTTCAGCGTTGACGTTATGTTAGGTAATGCAGAAGGTTGGTTCTCTGACACAAATGGTGCTATCGTTGGTTCAGACGGTGTTACACCACTTGGATTGATTCCAGTTCTTAATGCTCAGGCAGTTGTTAAGACAGAAGGTGCAGCAGGCGCAGGTTTTGCAGCTCTTGGAACAATTGTTGCTGTGGATACAGCTTATTCCTTTAGTATGGAATATGTATACATGGACGGAAATATGGCACCAGCTACATTCGCTAATGGCGCATTAGTATCTGGCCCAGGTGCATCATCGGGTGCGTTCCCAATGAACAGCTCGACTGGTACAGACGGTTTTTATCCAAAGACAGTTTAATCTTAATCGATTATCTAATCAAGAAAGCACCTCCGGGTGCTTTTTTGTTGTCTAAAATTTCTGTATCTTGATAAATACATTAAATTGTAGGAGATTACAAAATGGTTATTCGAGTCAATGGTGGTATTATTAACAAGCAGACATTGTCTGGTGGTTTAAGATTTTTTAAGATAAGTGGTCCATTTAACTGGACAATTTCGGATGGTTCAGTCAATCTTCCTGTTGTAACCACTGGCGGCGGCCCAGTTACTCCGGTAGTAACGACATACTTCCAGGTCGCGCCCGGATTACCTGTACCAGGTAGTGCAGCCGAACTCGCACTAAGGGCTATCACTGAAAAATCCGATATTGTTATTATTGGTTTACTCCCTAGCCTAGTTGGTGCTGCAACAAATGAAATTGACATTGCAGTTTCGGCGAGTGCATTTGGTTGGGGTTCTGATTTTCCAGATTATCAGGTTGCACCAGCCAATGCTAATGAAGATCAATTACCGACAACACCTACTCATGCTGCACTCGAAATGGCAACAGCTATTCATGCACTTGGAGCAGCAGTAACGGTTTATACCACTGTTGGTGCGGTAAACCAGTTATTGCCCCCAGTGACCACGACAGTAGATATGACAACCGTTACAGTTGCAGAAGTTTCCTTCTCGTTAGGTTCGGCACTATACTATAATTTGGCATAAGAATCCATACTCTAAAGTTAAGCGTCTAAGGACGCTTTTCTTTTGATCTCTTGTTCTTAATTTCTTGATAAATATAAGAAATATTCGAGGAATCCCTTTATGCCAATTAGAACAAATGGTGGTGTGTTTGACCAGCAGATACTGACGGGGTCGTTGTCACATTGGGTAATCTGCGGCGCCGACTTTAGTGGAGCAGTCAATAGCTATGGAAAACCTGTACCTAATTCAGCAGCAGAAATTATATTTAGAAATATAGAAGAACATGCAACCATAGATATAATGAATCCAAATGATTGTAATCTATCATTTGCATTGGAAGAAGGTCGTTCTATATGGGATGAAATCTCTTTGACAATAATGGTACAGTCTCTGGGAACAGATGTAGGTGTTGATCATATTAACTGTGCAGTTTGCACGGTAAAACAAGTTCCTTATGTCTGGGGTTGCGGTACAGGTGGTGCAACAACTTTCCTAGCTTTAACAGATACACCCGATACGTATGCTGGTGCAGCAAATTATGTTGTAACAGTTAATCCCACAGCAACAGGTTTAATCTTCACGCCTGTTGGAATAACATCAAATGCATTTTCTTTTGTAGCAGTACCGACGCAACCTACTATTGGTGCAATAGGTAGTGATACATTAACAGTAATTCCGGGTAGTAATGTTGTTATTACCACAAATGCATTAACAAAAAGTCTTACAATCAGTTCTACTGCTGGTACTGATTATGTACCAGTACCGCCAGGTACTATGTTGACATTCAGTACAAAATATTTTGTAACATCGGCAGGTACGGTCCATTTACCTCATGGATTTGGATCGGGTCGCCCAGCTGGTACATCGGTTATTGTTACTAAACCGAACTCGACAATAGTCTTTGTTACAACTACAGGGTCACCTGATACCATTTCGACAGACTTAGGAAGTGATACTACTATTGAATTTGATGCTACACAAGAATGTATTTTTGTATTTGATGGACTATCTACATGGAACCTTCAGATTGGTTCTTCATTATAATAAAACCCAGCTAAATAACGGATAAGGATAAGAAATGCCAATTAGAATCCACGGTGCAGCAACGTCAATGCAAAATTTGACCGCAGACTTGCAATATTATGTTTGCTATGCTTCCTCGCCTGGTGCATTTACCAATCCTAATCCAAATCCTCCACAATCACAAGAACTTGCAAGATTAGTAAATATACAGGTAACTGGAAATCCCTTAGATGAGAGCCAAAAGAATTTCGAAGTATTTTTAATGAGTATCGGTTTACGTGCTATGCCTGTAGTTCTATCAGACCCATTCGCTGTACTCGAACTTAGGGATTATACATTAGAACTTTCTGGAGAAGGATTTATCTGGAAATTTGCAGTTGAACGCGGTGTACAATTCTTTAATTTTACACCTTATGGTACGCCAGGCCCAGTAGGACTATTAGTAGATGATCTCAATGGGGTTATTATACCAAGTGGCGTTAGAATTACAACTGTTACAGGTAGTCCTAGTGGTTGGGGTAAGAATGTTGCATTTTCAAGGATGGATTCGATATGATTAGACATGACAGAATTATAAATTCACTTATACATGGTGACATGATTCATAAATTAGCAGATGCACGTAATATAGGATTATCTGAAGCAAGAATGCTTATTTCTCAGATGTCATTTAACGAATATCGTTCTTTAGATGAGGCAAGTGCTGATATAATTCCTCCATCGGGTAAACCATTATCTCCGACAACAACTCCTGGGCAACAAAGTAGTCCTCCGCCTTCGGGTTCGCAGCCGGCCGCTGCCGGCCCTACTCCAGTTAAGACACCGCCATCTGATCCACGTGGCGTCCAAGTCAGGAATCCACAGACAGGCAAAATGGAATGGATGAAACCTAGTACACCAGCACAACCTGGTCAGGCTGCACAACCAGGTGCTCAAGCTGCTGCAGGCCTTCAGGCCCAGGCTGTCTCCGAAGATAAAGAATTAGCAAGAATGAAACAACTTGCTGGTATAAAAGAAGACAGTAGTGGCGGCGCATCATGTGCAGGTGGTATTGCGGTCGCACCAATGCCTATGGGCGGTGTAAAACGTCGTCAACCAACAAATGAACAACAACCAAAAGAATATACAGCGAAAGAAGCACCTAAAACAATTGTAGGTGACACGAAACCCGGACAAGCATCCGGCGAATTATCTGCTAATTTAGCAGTTCGTGGAAAGAAAACAGCCAGTAGGACAAATAACGGATTTAAAAAATGACAAGCAGAATAGCTCTTCTTGATAAATTAGATAGGGCCACTAGTCGTGCTGCCTCATTTGCTATTAATCGAGGATTTCCTATTCCAATGTCTAAGAAAACTACTTTAATCGGTAACACATTTGTAGAGAAGAATACAAATGGGTTATACAATATTGTGAGCCCAGATAAGACAATCTTATATAAAGATATCTCCATATTTGATATTGCAGTAATTGTAGCTCAACGATATAATTCTGGTGAACCAGCAGCTATAAAGAAGGTATTGGCACTAGAAGAACGATTTGCAAAATATCATACTGATATGATTCATTACTTGGATTGTTTAAAAGGTGCGAAGAAACGTCATGATATCGAACGTATGGCAATTTTAGAAGATAAATTTCAAGTTGCTGAGATATTAGCTAAGAAGGCCAGGGATAGTATCTCTATCTTCAAAAGAATAAAATAGTATGTATAATGATAAATACTAGAAATAAAACTTAACAGGAAAGATTTATATGCTTTTACACGATATTGGTAAATCACCAGATTCCACTTTCAGAAGGATAAATCAACACCTCGAAACTAATTACGGTTTTAAAATCTCTGAAGATGTTAGTGATAAAGACTTAGTTGCTATCATGGAACAGATCGAAGAAGAAATTACTGATTTGAAAGTCAAGGGTGATGATGCTAGAGGTTCTTCGGAAATTTCCAAGAGATTACTTGTCCTTGAAGGCATTAGAAATCTTAGAGAGTTTGCAATTATGCAACTTCAGTCGCCAAAATTGAATAGTGTTGTTACGAACTTAGTAGATTATGTAGTTGATACATTTGAAATTAGCGGAATGCAACAACCTGATTTTGATAGAGCAGTTAATAGAGCAATGGAAGAATATCGCTCGAGTAGATATCGTTTTCCTGATGATATGATTGAACAACGTGTTAGACAAGAATCTATGAGTCGCATCCAAGCAGATTCAGCATTATCTAATCCGCAAGGTCCACAAATGGCACCAGAAATGCCAATGATGGAGAACGATCAGGCAGATGAAGCTCAAGGTGATTCAGAAATGAGTGGTGTTGAAGAATCTGAGGATCCATATGGATCAGTGGGCAAACGTGCAGGCGCTCAAGGCGGCCACGGTGCATCAATGCCTAATACTCCTCAGGCAAG